GGAAGTCGATGGCGTTCTGCGAAAAGCCCTGAAACATAGAAAAGACCTCTTTGCTTTTGTTTTCGTCAGTTTATCAGTTTTTCCGCGCTGCGTAAAGTGACAAATGCAACCACAAAAGAAAAAACGCAGCCTAAGCTGCGCTTTCTCTTTCTACAACGAACGAGAGGAGGAAACTCTATTTCGTCCCTTGCATATCAGGCATTCTGCGCATTTTGTGTTTGCAACTGTGTTCACAGGCTTGGTCAAAAGCTCTTTTTCATCTTCTCCGCTGCGGCGGCGATTGCGTCACCGTAGACGTGCGTATAGATGTCCATTGTCGTGGACAGCTTCGCATGACCGAGCAGCTTCTGCGCCGTCTTTGGGTCTACGCCAGCCTCAAACAGTGCGGTTGCGTAGCCATGCCGGATCTGATGCAGAGAGACCGTCACGCCGCTGGCGGCGCAGTACGCCTTGTAAAGCTTGCGGAAATCGCCGTCTGTCAGCAGCGAGCCGTCCGGCTCGGCAAACAGATACCCTTGCGGCAATTTTTTCGGCAGAAGCGCATCCAAGGCGGGCAGGAGCGGGACCTCTCGCACACCGGCGGCTGTCTTTGGCTCCTTGATTTTCGCGCCGTGGTCGTAATAGACGGACCGGCGGATATGCACGCGCATGGCTTTGCGGTCAATGTCAGCTCCGGTTAAGGCCTGCGCCTCGCCCCTGCGGCAGCCGGTGTAGTAGATCAGCGCCGGGAACAAGCCAAAGGGCAAATTCGTGGATGCCTTGATCTTGGCGATCTGGTCTTTGTCGGGGGCCTCGCGCCGCGTCTGCGGGAGATTGCGCGGCACGCGGACGGCCTGTGCCGGATTGTAATTCGTTTTTCCCTGCAGCTCCGCCCAGCGCAGGATCTGGCGGATAACCTGCAGCTGCATGGCGACGGTCTTCCTCGCCCGCGCGGCGGCAAAGTCCCGAATAAATGCGTCGATCTCTTTGGCGGTTATACTGCCGACCTGCCGCGCCCCAAATTCCTCCACGGCTCGGCGCAACGCCGGCTTATAGTTTTTCACCGAGTTCGGCTCGAGCTTCGGCTCGGCTTCATCCCACCACTGCTCTGCGATCCTCGAGAAGGTCGTCTCCGCGTCGATCTCCGCTTGCAGCTGGGCTCGGTCAAACGCCTTGACCTTATCCCATACCTCCTTGTCGGTTTTCCCGCGGAAGGCCTTGCGCTTGCCGTTGATGCGGAGGATCGTCTCATGCAGACCGTCCGGTCGGATGTAATAGCTGGGATATTTGGGCATCGCGCCGCCTCCTCTCTGTTAAATATTCCAGTAGCCAACCGGCGCGCGGTTGCGTTATAATTCCATCCGGCGCCAAATACACAAGGGTGCCCGAGGGAGATAAAATGTACGACATCGCCTACATCCTCGCACTGTTTGAGTCCCTGCCCGCGCATGACCAGCACGAGATCCTCGAGCTGGCTGCACAGCTCGCAGCCGAATCCCAGCGCAGCGATCCGTAGACCTCCGCACATTTCCCCCTCTCCGAGTTCGCGCGAGCTCAGCAAAGGCCGCCGCCCTCATGGATGGCGGCCTTTTGCGTTGGAAAGAATTCCTTGCATTTTCGACACAGCTCTGCTATCCTATCTGTGGCGCTGCCAGTACAACGGTACAGGGTAGGCGGTTGGCTCCTCCATCCCGGAGGGGACTTCTTGCCCCTCCAAGAGAGGGGTGATGCGTATGCTTACATATTCAGAGCTGTTCGAGTTCTGTCTTGTGGTCATAGGGATCATTGGCCTGTGTTTTCAGGCAAAAAAGAAGTAACCGCCTCACGCTTCCCCAAGCAGGCGGTTACTCTTTGAGCAACTAACCGGGGAGCTGACCGTCTACCGGCAGCGCCCTTTGTTAGCTTTTATTTTGACCGCCGGCACCCTGACAAGTACGGCGATCACTTCAAAGAACTCTTAGGGGGCTGACCGTTCCGGCAGCGCCCTTCGTTTGTACTCCAAGTATAGCCGCCAAATTTCAAGTTGTCAAGGTTTGCTTTGAACTTTTCTGCGGTGCTGGTGACGTTATAATCGATGCTATCGTTGATGGCCCTCCCTGTCACGGGGAGGGCTTTTCCCGTGCCCGAATCGGGCACTTTTTTTATTTTTATTTTTGCGCCGGAGCATATCGCCGACGACTCTGGTTTGCTCTGCCGGGTCGAGCTCCGCGAAGAGGTCGATGAAGGGCGCATAGCGCTCGTCGAGGACCTGCGTGGCGATCCGTAGACCTCCGCACATTTCCCCCTCTCCGAGTTCGCGCGAGCTCAGCAAAGACCGCCGCCCTCATGGGTGGCGACCTTTTGCGTCATGTTCCTACTGTATCGTCTCGGATTTCCGCGGGAAATTCTGCGATTTCGTTGTCCGAAAACCCCGCGTCAGCCAAAAACAATTTGCGCTTTTCTACGGCATTGTCGGTCAGATCATTGACTTTGCCGAGGTATTCCTGAAATTTGTCATAATCGGATGCTTCGCCGCCGTCAATATAGTCCTTTATGGCCTCGCACACAACACGCGCGTTTGCCGTGTACGCGCGCGCAGCGCCGACATAGAGGATAGCCGGCTGAGTGTCGGCGTCAAAGCTGTCGAGCGAATCTTGACTGGATTGAAGCACTGCGATCATAACACCAAGGACGTCTGTGTCACCTCTGTCGGCGGCATCTGCGACAACATCGTCGAGGGCCTGCAGCTGATCGCTTGCGGTTGTGACGACCGCCCACACTTGAGAGTCTAACTCCTTAGCGGCGATCTGGGGCTCCGTCTCCGCCGACTCGCCGCAGGCGGTCAGGGTAAAAGCGAGGGCAAGCGCGAGGACCATTGCAAGAGGCCGCTTCATGGCATTGCCTTCTTTCCGTGCCCGAATCGGGCACTTTTTTATTTTTGTTTTTTTCTGCTGAGATCGGAAACTATTTCGTTATTCGGTGCCGTCAGAACCAAAGTATCATCCGTCGAGTCCTTTGTACGGAGTGCCTGGGTGACAAACCCGCCCGAGCCGGTGGCAGGGTCCACCACATAATCGATTTCGCTGTTGTTCTTCAGGTGTTCCTTTGCCGCCAGCATAGCCGCGGCGATCTGCTCGCGGAGCTCTGCCGGCAGGCTCAGGTAGAGCTTGACGAATTGCATCGCGGGCACCGAGATGTCGGCAGGACTGGGGACCTCCCCAAGCAGTTCCGAGGTCGTGACGCCGAGGTACTGTGCGAGGGCCTGAACCTTGTTTACGGACGGGACGATACCTCTCGCTACCTCGCTCAAAAGGTTCTTCCCTGCACCGCTTTCCCGGCACGCAATAGTCGGCGGAACCTCCCTCATTATGCAGATGTTTTTAACATTCTGCACAAACTTCTCGGCATCCATAGGCATCAACTCCTTATCTGAATTGTTGACTTGACACAAAGTTACTAAAAATAGTATTTTTCATCTTGACATTACGATATTTAGGATTTACTATTTACTCACGGTGAGCCGCGGCGCACCGGATGAAAGGGGGTGGAAAGACATGGCACCAAACCCAGTTACGATCGCTAAGGTCATTCGGGTCATCGAAATCCGCGAAGTCCGCGGCGATGGGACGCACGATGACCCGGTCCGCGTGGCAACGTCCTATTGGTCGATGGACGGGAAGCAGCTCGCGGTGCACGATCCCGTCAGGCGGGATCAATGCCAAGAGCTTTCTCAAACGTCAACTCCGAGTCGATGAAATGGATCATTGCACGGATAAAGGTTTTCATCGTCTTGACATCCAGATCCTCGTGCTTACGAACATAATGGGTCTCATCGTTGCCAATCCAAGTTGCGCGCTGAGCCAATGTTTGTATTCTGCCGTCTTCGATTCGTCGAAGACTTTGCCCGAGCGCTTCGGCTTTGATGGTTTCCTCATCAGCGGGGAATTTATGGCAAAGGTAGTCTTTTACAAGATACTCCAATGCCTTGCGGTATCCGATGCCGCAAATCTGGGACAATCCTTCGGCCTCTGCCTGCTGAGCCTGTCCATAGGTTTCAACGAAGGTCAGCGACAGTTCAAGGATATCATCGCTGAAGGATTCACGGTTTGGCGTCATCGGAAAGAGTTCATATTCGCCCATATAGTTTGCTATGTGGCTACTCACCAGACCAATGCTTTGACGAAATTTCCCAAGAAAAACCTTGCGGCACTTCTGGCAGAAAAACATGGTGTATAAATTACAAAGCGTTGTTTCCTTGTCCGCGCTGTCCATCGCATATCTCGAATTCAGAACAGTTGGTTTCAGAGCGTGATGGCATATCGGACATTCATCAAGCTCAGGGATTTCAAAGTCAATCTTATACACACCATTATCATCAAAAGCCGTAATGCGCACCATAATACCCCGCCCTTTCTACATTAACTCACAGTAAACCATATCACACCGAGAGAGAAAAAGCAAGGAGGTGTTCCCAATGAGGATCCGAGAATTACGAGAGCGCCGCGGTCTGACCGGCACGGAGCTGGCCCGCATGACCGGCGTGACGCTGCCCGCCGTGATCGGGTGGGAGAACGGCAGCAAGACGCCCACGACGGACAAGCTGCCGACCATCGCGGCCGTGCTGGAGTGCGAGATCGGCGACCTCTACGACGACGAGACGCTTCGCGCGGCGAGCGAGGCGGCGAGGGCCGCGGTGGCGGCCAAGGGCGCGGCAGACGCGAGAGCGCTGGCCGCAGGAAAGTGAGGAGGGATAGGCCATGCGAGAGCGCGAGGCGTTCCGCGATCAGCTGCAATCTTTGCGCGAGCAGTTTGCCGGGCAGGAGGTGCTGACGCTGGATCAGAGCAGTAAGCTCCTCGGTCTTGACCGCGCGGCGCTGCTCGGCGACAAGGATTTTCCGGCCAAGAAGGTCGGCAAGAAGTACATCATTCCCATCGTGCCGCTTGCGCGGTGGATGGCTACCTGGTGATTTGACATTACCACAAAGGAGGATGAAAGACAATGGCACCGCAATACCCGAATCTTTACCAAAGGGGTAGAAAAACGACACTTTTGACGCAGGAAGAGGCGGCG